ATGTCAGAGGATTCAGATGGTAGCGAGCCTGAACATATCGCTCTAACTGGCGAAGATGGCAAACCGATGACTCGTGACGCTGAGTTTGATCTTAAACTGTCAATTGGAGACGGAATGCCAAGCGATAAAGCATTCATATTTGATATGATTACCGACCTGAGTAATAGAGTTGTCGAAGGTAAACCAGTTATCTTCTGGTCTGAACTTCGCGAGTATTTGCGTGAAGAGGTAGGTATGCCGCTTAAGAATGAAAATGAAATGATGCAGGAACAGAATGAACCACAGATGCAAGGGGGTCCGCAAGGATTACCGCAGGGATTACCGCAGGGCATGCCGCCTGAGATGCCACAAGGAATGCCAATGCAACCACCGCAAGGTATGACTCAGGGATTTCCAGAAGGCTTGCCACCAGAGATCATGCAACAACTACAACAGTTACCACCTGAACTTCAACAACAGGTGTTACAACAGGCATCGCAAGGGATGGGACAACAAATGCCTAACAATGTGATTCCAATGCAAGGAGGTCGCTAACGTGTTAGTAACACCAGATATGCAAACTCAAGAAATGAGTAATTCAGAACAAAACGCATGGCTACACTTCCTGTCTGGTGATCCGATGTTCAAGAACTTTGTGAACAATCAGATGATGGCAGGAGAGAACCCGTACCAACGAATAGGATCGCAACCAATTTGCCCCAAGTGTGAGCGACCGGGCTTTCATCATCACGATGGCATGGTATGCACCACATGTGGTTATAACGGACCTGTGACACTGAAGACTGGTACATATCTTAGGGAAGGGTGGTGGAAGTGATGTCAAGTATGGATCGATTTAAAAAGATGCGTGAAGATATACAGAGTGAAGCTGCAGGACGTAATAAGAAAGAAGTTAAGAAACCTATCCCCAAGAAACCTGTATCTAAGGCTAAGAAGAAATAAGCTGGCACCCAATGAGACTGTGGGTGCCTTTTATCTGTCCATTTGTGGTGACCACTGGGAAAAGTCCAGTATCGGGCTATAGCTGGTTGATGCCGTCCAGCAGAAGGAGGAAGTTATGAGTCAACTTGAGGATTTCAGAAACAATACGGGCGCATTTGCGGAAGAAACCGCAGACGTACAGGATGCCGCTGTACAAGAAGAAGTACAAGACGATGCTGAGGATACAGAAGAGTATGAGGAGTCAGCTGATACCAAACTGGAAGCCGATGAAAGCATTGATGAAGATTACGAAGTGCAAGACGATGTAGATGACGACCTTCCGGAGCTATCAGCAAAGGAGAAAACAGCCTTTGAGAAGCGCATGGAACGTGAAAGTAAGAAGATTGAAGAACGGTTAGCTAAAGAGTTGGAAGATAAGTACAACCCCTTTAAGCGTGTAGTCGATAAGCTAGGCGGCGATCCCGAACAGATTGAACAGATGTTACAACAACGCCAAATACAGGCAGAGGCTGAACAACTAGCTTACACCAACGGTTGGGACGACGAACAAACTCAATGGTACGTGAATCAGAAGAATCAAGACTTGCAACAGATCGCACTCCAAGAGGAAATCCAAGTGTTGCGCATATCCGACAAGGTTAATGACTTGCGCGATGACCCGAGATTTCCTGGTATACATGGCATGAAAAAACAGATCGCTGATGTAGTTGCAAAGTCAGGCAATACGTTAGATGTAACACAAGCTTACTGGGCATTGGGTGGCGAGAAGAGAGCGCAACAAATGAAGCGCGAGACTGAGCAACGTGCAGCGGTGAAACGTCGCACTCGTGTAGTCGCTTCGGACACGCCTTCTGCTGCCAGTACAGAACAGGTAATCCCTGCTCACATACTTTCACAGGCTAAGCAGATGGGTGTGAGTGAGAAGGAATTACGAGAACTTGCAAGTTTTAGTGCAAACAATATCAACGACTACCGCAAGACTAAAAAAGCTAAATAGGAGGTTTTCACATGATTCCATTCGTAGTAAAACGAATTCAAGGTGGTAACAACAACCCTGACGTTGAGTATTTCAATGTGGCAGCAAGTCAAACAATTGTTACAGGTGACTTGGTTCAGATTAATGCATCCACACGCTTGCTAGAGGTGGCAACAGCGGCATCGACAACAATTGTAGGTGTAGCTAATGAAACAATCACGACAGGCGCTACAGTGACAGCAGTAGATAACATTCCAGTCGTCCTTGCTAGAGGAGTAGTGATTCGTATGAACTTCACTGGTGCAGGCACAAAGAAAACATTTGCATCAACAGATTTGTATTCTACATTGTTTGATCTATCCAATAAGACAACTGTTAACCCTGATGATGTAACAGGCGGCATGGCCCAGATCATTGCATACGACAACGCCAAATTAACAGTAGATGTAGTAATTGCTTCAGCCAACCAATACTTGAAATAGGAGAGTGAACAGATATGTCAAATCCAATGCAAACTAATCAGTTCCAAGATGTATTTCTTAAAAAGATCGACCGGGTATTCTTTGAGGCTTATGACGAAGAGCCAGAACAATGGTCATCATACCTAAATGACAAGACTTCTAGCCAATACGCTGAGATCGTACAACGTTATGCCGGTATGTCAACGTGGGGTAAAAAGAATGAACTTCAAAACGCTGAAGCTCAATCTGTTAAGCTTGCTGATCTGATTATCACTGAGCATCAACCATGGGGTATCGAAGTAGAGATGTCTCGTGAGCTGTACGATGACTTTAAATACGGTGAAGTAGAAAGCATGACAAAGGATGCAGGACATGGAGCGCGCGAAACTGTAGAGCGTAACAGTGCCTTGGTATTGGACAATGCTTTCACAACACCTATCTACGATGGTAAGCCATTGATTGCGGCTGATCATCCATTGCGCGGAGCACAAGGCGGTACGTTTTCTAACCTTGCAACTGGTCCTCTGAATGACGCAAACCTTAAGGCTGGAATTATCTTGTTCCGACAACAAAAGGATGAAGGTGGCAAGCAAATCACACAACGTCCTCAGAAGCTGATTATTAACCAAGCGCTACAATTCACGGCTGCTGAAGTGTTGCAATCAACTCTTAAATCAGACACAGGAAACAATGCTACTAACACGTTGCCTAGCTTGAAGATTGTCGATCTTCTATTCACATCTAGTATGACAGCATGGTTCTTGCAAGCTAACCGTCACCAAATGCAACATTACTGGAGAGTTCCAGTTGAGTTTATGCGTAGAGCACAGAAGACAGCAAACGGCGCATGGGTATGGGATGGTTATTTCCGTGATTCAACAGCTATCGAAGATTGCCGCGGTATTGTTGGAAGCACAGGTCTATAAGGAGGGATACGCATGCCAGGAGTAGATTACAGAGGCACAGCAGGGAACGAAGGCAAAGGTATTGTTATTGCTGACGGGTTCAATATTAGTCCATACGGAGTCAAGTCTATAACGTTTGCTCCTCCATCACTTGCGACAGGAGTATTTGCAACATCTAGTCCGATAGCGGTGGCCGGTGTAGCTTTGGGGGATGCAATTGACTTGTATCCACCATATGCAACGCAAGGAGTTATGTATCAAGCAAGTGTTTCAACCGCTGGAAACATTGTAATCAACTTGATTAACACAAGTGCTGCAACGGTCGCGCTAGCTTCTGGATCGTGGAAGGTAGTAGTGCGGAAGTTGGTGAGCTGATGGAAGAAATCACTTGGACGGTTGGTAGTGTTGGTACGCAAGTACCTTCACCGCCTTCCTCACATATCCAAACACAACAAATGGAATATGTGCCTATCATGAGGAACAATCCAAAGAGTACCGCAGCTGAGAAAGAAAGCGTGAGGATTTGGAATCTCATGGTCACTACTTTACGAGATAATGGATTAATGAAAGAGAAGGATAACTGAGAGGGCTAATAGCTCTCTCTTTTTCTTTATGGAGGTCAATATGGATCATTTTGATGGAATCACACCAGAACAAAGATGGAAGAATGACATGCTTCACTACATGAGAGAAAATAACCGTCTACTTAACGAGATGCTAATAAATAAAGAACCAAAAGAACCTGTTGAAGAGGTTAATGAAGATGATGGACAAATGACGCTAGAGATACCAATCCAACCTACAAGTAAGAAGGAGGTCAATAAGAAATGAGAGTTGATACAGGAGCGCAAGGGGCGATCGAAGTAACGCCAAGCGACACAGTTAATATTGCTTTTCCAACAGGTACGACAGAATCCACATGGGTGTACGTAGGTGTAGCTGGAGCTATAAAGGCTCTTATGGCAGACGGAACGACAGCAACATTCACAAATCTTTTAGCAGGGGTTATGTATCCTCTAGCGATTAAGAAAGTCTTTGCAACAGGTACAGTGGCAACAGGGGTTATAGCTCTTTACTAAGGGGTGATGAAATGACGATGCAGAAAGTTAGTTCGATGGTGAGTGCTAATTTAGGAGATACACTGTCGAACATTAAGAACTGGGGTGGATTATTTTATAACGCTGGTAATTACGGTGTTGTCCCTAGTGGTAAAGATGTTACAAATAAGCTTCAAGAACTTGTTAATCTAGCTAATTCAGAAGGTCGGACAACAATAGTATTCCCTGCTGGCGATTATACAGTGACATCAATCGTTAATGATGGGAATATAGTATATTTTGGAGATGGAGCTCGTTTCGTTGGAGGGTATAACAAAACGATTAACAGCTTTGTTGATTTCCTTAGTATTAGTGAGCAGTTGGAGGAAACTGTGACGGGCGTATATAACGTAAAAACAAGATTTGGCGCAAGAGGTAACGGAGTAGACGATGACTCGGCGGCATTTAATGCAGCTATTGCATCTTGTCCTACCGGTGGAACGGTGTATATCCCTACCCCTACTTCATATTATCGATGTTCTCAACCGATCGATGTCACGAAGCCAATTAGTATAATTGGTCCAGGGGCGAAATATCCATTCACAATCGGAAGTGAAATGATTCAATTCGATAGTAATTGTAAATATGGTTTCCATGTTCGGTCTAATGATGTGAGGATAGAAAATCTATCACTATTAATCAAGTCCACTACTTCTGATACAGTAGGTGGCATATTCTTAGATACTTTAGATGCGGATATGGATGGATTCATAAGAAATATTCATATTTCTGATGTAGACGTAATGATGACTAGTAACTTTGGTCATGGAGTGCGAGGAATCAGCGTAATTACTTCTACATTCACCAACGTAGTATGTCAACAAGGGGCTTTCGGGTTTTACTTTGATAATATCGGAGTAAGAAATGGAACGAGCATAAAATTCGATTCTTGTTGGGCGCTCAACAATTGCTCTGGCGGGTATGCGTTGATTAAATATTATTACTGTTCTTTCATTAACACATCTGCTGACACAGTAAATGGTGCATTATACGCATATGTGTTGAGTGATTGTAAATCCATTTCTTTTAATGGGTGTGCATCGGAAAAATTTGTCCAAACTAATTTATCAATCAGTTCGTGTGACGGAATTGTTATCAATGCTTGTTTAACGCATTTAGTCAGCACGCCTATTTTTGCTACTTTTGCTGAGATCAGAAGTTCGTCAAAAAATATTACCTTTATTGGATGCGAGGATCTTTCAACATCTACATTTTCATGTGTGACAATAGACGGAACAAGTGAAAATCCGGTAGTTATTAACTGCAACTTTCCAAATGGTTTTTCCAATGATGGTTCTATTCGTCCTGTCCCTGCGAACAAAGGGTATGCATTAGTTGGAACCACTCTAATAACAAATGATGGAATTGCTCCTGGAAATTTAGGGACTTTGCCCACAGCTTCATCGGATTACCGTGGAAGAATCGTCAGGGTAGAGGGTAGTGCAGGATTCCCAGATACGTTGTATGTTTGCTTAAAATCCTCAACAAATACCTATAGTTGGAAGACAATTACCACAGGGTAACGAAGATCAATATATTGCGATAGTTATTGGTAAATGGTAATGTTTGAATTAAAGTCCCTTTGAAGGAGTATGTGCCCGATGAAGATATTATGGAAAAAATTTATTAAATGGCTATTCCCACCTCCTCTGACAGAAGATGAAATCATAGAAAATTGGCCGATGTAATAGACAGCATTTACTCACGCATGGTAATCTTTAACTATCTAAAATAGTAGATAGGGATGACTAAGGTGAGTAAACGCGTTGAATGGATTGATATCTGTAAAGGAATGGTTATTGTCTTGGTTATGTTAGGACATACACAATCATCAGCTAGCTTGGTTGGGTATATCTTTTCATTCCATATGCCATTCTTTTTCTTCATTTCTGGATACTTATTCAAAATGGAGAAGTACACGAGTTTTGTAAGTTTGGTTAAGGTAAAAGCTAAATCCATATTGATACCATATGTGACTTTTTCCATTTTGTCGGTATTGATCTATTCTGTTATTTTCGATTTTCATGTAACAGACGTTTACTCAATCGTTAAATCGTTTGTAGAGTCAAAGAGAAACGAAATTTTTTATAACGTACCTCTTTGGTTTTTTACAACTCTCTTCTTGGTTGAGGTATTGTACTTTTTAATCAGAAAGTACATTAAAATCAAGTGGATTATCTTAGTTATACTGATAGTTCTAGGCGGCATAGAAGCAATTGAGTACAACACAACTGGACAGCCTAAACTTTCATGGTCATTTGATTTAGGGATATACTACATGGTGTTTTTCGGGATAGGTAATCTGGTGAGTGGCGTACAGTTGAAAAACAAATTCTTTATTAAGCAGATTGTGATCAGCTTATTTTTTGTGATTAATGTTTGCTTGCTTGTAGCTCCAGAGGTATTCAAGGAAGTAAATAGAATTGGTTTTAATCACGGGTCAGTGTACTACCTTTGGTCATTAATTATTGGATTCGCGGGGATATCTACTTTTGTTCTGTTGTCTAAATATATAAAGACTTGCGAACCTTTAGCTTTTTTAGGAAGAAATACAATGATCATTTTCCCTTTACATTTTGTACTAGGCTACAACTTGATCAATGTTTTTGTATTAGTTTACAAAATACCAATAGTTCCGTCTAACATTACAGGGTTTATATATGTTGGACTTGAGTTATTGATATTGATCCCCGTTGTAAACGTGATAAATAAATATTTTCCGATTATATTGGGGAAAAGCAAAAAAAATGAAAATGCATAATAGGACGACAATACGACACACCAAGCATCTCTCATGAGGTGCTTTTTTATATGGAAAGAGGTGAGCAAATGCCACTTGTCAACGAAATAATGGCAGACATTAATCTTAGATACCGCAACAGCTTTACGCCATCACAAAAATTAGTCTGGTTTAATGAAGAACAACGAGAACTATTCGATGTATTGGAACTAGACTCTCCACCATATGGATTCACAACTGTACAAGATAACAACTATTATCCATTCCCTGCTGGATTTGATGTGACTAAGATAAAGGTCGTCAGTATGCAATTAAATGAATCAACAGACAGTCCGTCATTTATAGAGGTTCCTTCTAAACGTAATGATGACAACGTATATGCCGCTAACGAATATTGGTATACAGTCGTGTCGGATACAATGTTTATCAATTCTCCTGGTGAAATGCCTGATGGTAGGCTAGTGTACATTTACTGTGACGCTGATCCAACAGAAGTGACTCTATCAACTATGGATTTACCTCCCGATCTACCAACCAAGTACCATGAAATATTGAAGTTCGGAGTACTTAAACGTATAGCAGGGGCGAGAAAAGATGCAGTGATGCAGAGTAACTACGATGCTTCATATCAAGAAAAGATCGTAGACGTACTGTGGGAGAGAAAAACAAAAGAGCCTGAATTCGTTCAACCAACATCTACACAAAAATTCAGATCACGTGGATGGTGATTATATGGCCCAATGGCGATCAGCTTTAAAAGGTATAGATACTCAAGGTGATAACAGGGTTGAGGTTAATTTATCAGGTGGAATATATACAGGAATAAACAGCTTTGATATTAAGGATCAACAGTCAGTAAATGAATACGGTTGGGACACAGACGAGTTTTACCCAGCTAAGTCAACAGCAAAGTCACCAGTGGCCTATGGTGCATCAGGAGGATCAATCACCAACCTTCTAACCTCTCTCGGTAGTAAACACTTAGTGAGGGCTGTGGGAACTAAATTGCAATATGACGCGTCAGGCACATGGACTGATATAACTGGCACATTCTCAAGCATCCCATGGGGAGCAACTAACTTCGATGTTAAGGGGCCTGCATTACTACTCACTAATGGAACAGATCCAGTAAAGCATTGGAATGGCACAGCACTAGCCGATCTGACAGGAGCGCCGAAAGGAAAAGTAATTGCTGCAGATAATTTACGAGTGTTTATATCCGATGTAGCTACTGATGAGGCTCAAGATCATGTTCATTATTGCGCTTTCCAAGATGCAAAAGACTGGACGACAGCAGAGAACTCAGGCATCGTACAGTACTATACAGCATCTGGCGGCGCAGTTACGGCCATGATCTCCTTTGGTGGACAGATTTGGGTGTTTAAAAAAGATTCATTCGCTCTCATTTATCACACAGGAGACGCGAGAGCGTTCTACAGACTGGTGCCAGCATCAGAGAATATAGGTTGTGTTGCTCCTAGAACATTAGTAGATATCGGAGAAACCCTTTGTTGGTTAGGTATGGATGATGTTTATATAGGCGCGGCAGGCTCGGCTAGTAGGATTGGGGAGCCAATACGTATGTTCCTCAGTCGTATTAATCAAACTTATATAAATAAATGCAACGCCTTCACAGACGGTCTACGTTACTATTTAAACCTTGTTATTGATTCTGCTATAACTCCTAACATAAGGATCTCATATGACACTAGATTCAAGATATGGAGCGTGTGCGCACTAGATGAAGGATACCTTCAAGGTGTGACGTTTAACAATAGCATTTATGCAGGGAATACCACTGGCCAAACATACAAATTAAACGCTGCGCCTACAACTGGGGCATTCATGGTCGAGACAAAAGACTTCGATAGATCGGAAGCAGAGAAAGAATACAATGAACTGCATCAGCAGATATATACGCCAACAGGAACGACATTAACTGTTCAGGCTTCGGTGGATCAAGGGACAACATGGTTTACCTTTGGCGAACCTATAACAGCTTCAGCATCCGCACAGAATCAAAACTTAATCATCCCACTGGACACCCTACCTCTTGGCTATTGGGTGCGTTTCAGGTTTTCGGGAACAGGATCATTCAGGTTGTATTCATTCGAAAGATATTTCAGACTGCATCCAGTGCAGCATTAGGAGGATATTATGCCAATACCTGATACAAGCGGTGTGCCGCCATGGGCTGAGTTTAATGATATAAAGAATAAAATGAACGAACTAGTGAACAAGTACAACAATCTTTTAGTCAATTTAGATTCATTGAATGTCGTATCCCTCACAGCTGATCATATCGATGCAGGAACGATTGACGCAAACGTAGTGACCATACGCTCAGACCTCACAGATGGAGCATATGTAAAGATTGATGGTAATGGAATGATAATAAATGATGGTACGAAGGATACGTTTAAAGCGGATATTGATGGTCATGTGACTATGACATCGGCTCTGATACAGAGTTCAGCAGGGTATCCAAAGGTTGTTATGGATCCTGAAACGGATTTGTTTGGAGCTTACCTCAATGCTAATAATTATATTCAAGTAGAAGCTAACTATGGTGGTGCCCCATCATTAAACTTTATCCAAGGTGGAGCATTCAAAGCAAGAATGAACACTCTATTAGGATACTTGGAAATACGATCACTCACTTCACTACTTATTCAAGCAACGTTAGATGTTGAAATTGCCACAGGAGCATCATCTATTTTAAAATTACCGCCATT